GAAAGGCGCGTTTAACCCTATTACTTTGCCGTTGGAGGGAAAAATTTTAACCTTCACTCAGGCTGACAAGTTTGAACTGCTAGAAAAGGGTTACAAAGATGTGAACACAGTGCACGAGGTACAAGGGGAGACGTATGAAAAGACCGCCGTTGTACGACTGACATCTACTCCGTTAGAGATTATTTCAAGAGCATCACCGCACGTTCTAGTTGCGTTGACGAGACACACGGTGCGTTGTAGATATTACACCGTTGTGTTGGATCCGATGGTGAGTGTGATTTCGGAAATGGAGAAGTTGTCTAATTTCATTCTTGAAATGTACAAGGTAGACGCAGGGGTTCAATAGCAATTACAGATTGATGCAGTATTCAAGGGAACGAATTTGTTCGTTCAGACTCCAAAATCCGGAGATTGGCGTGACATGCAATTTTACTATGACACTCTTCTTCCTGGGAACAGCACTATTCTTAACGAATTTGATGCTGTTACAATGAATTTGAGGGATATTTCCTTAAACGTCAAAGATTGCAGAATCGACTTCTCCAAGTCTGTGCAACTTCCAAGGGAGCGACCTGATTTTCTCAAGCCAAAAATAAGAACTGCGGCAGAAATGCCGAGAACGGCGGGTTTGCTTGAGAATCTCGTTGCTATGATTAAAAGAAACATGAATGCACCAGACTTAACAGGGACGATCGATATTGAGGATACTGCGTCACTTGTAGTTGAAAAGTTTTGGGATGCGTACATTGACAAGGAACTTAGCGGTACACATGAGATGACCATGACGAGGCAAAGTTTTTCTAGATGGCTCTCGAAACAAGAGCCGTCTACAGTTGGTCAGCTTGCGGACTTCAATTTCGTAGATTTGCCGGCAGTTGATGAGTATAAGCATATGATCAAGAGCCAACCCAAGCAAAAGTTAGACTTGAGCATTCAAGATGAATATCCTGCTCTGCAGACAATAGTCTATCATTCAAAAAAGATCAATGCAATCTTCGGTCCTATGTTTTCGGAGCTTACGAGGATGTTGCTCGAAAGAGTGGACTCTTCCAAGTTTCTGTTTTACACCAGAAGAGCACCGGCACAAGTTGAAGATTTCTTCTCCGACTTAGACTCGACGCAGGCGATGGAAATTCTGGAACTCGACATTTCAAAGTATGACAAGTCGCAGAACGAGTTCCACTGTGCTGTAGAATACAAGATCTGGGAGAAGCTAGGGATTGACGAATGGCTAGCCGAGGTGTGGAAGCAGGGTCACAGGAAAACGACTCTGAAGGACTATACGGCGGGAATTAAGACATGTCTTTGGTACCAAAGGAAAAGTGGTGATGTGTCAACTTTCATTGGCAATACCATTATTATCGCGGCTTGTCTGAGTTCGATGATTCCGATGGATAAGGTGATTAAGGCAGCCTTTTGCGGAGACGACAGTTTGGTGTACATTCCCAAAGGTTTGGACTTGCCCGACATTCAAGCGGGAGCAAATCTTATGTGGAATTTTGAGGCAAAGCTTTTCAGAAAGAAGTACGGTTATTTCTGTGGCCGTTATGTTATTCATCACGATAGAGGAGCCATTGTATATTACGATCCGCTTAAATTAATATCTAAGTTAGGTTGTAAACATATTAGGGATACTGTTCACTTAGAGGAGTTACGTGAGTCTTTGTGTGATGTAGCTAGTAACTTAAATAATTGCGCGTATTTTTCACAGTTAGATGAGGCCGTTGCCGAGGTTCATAAAACCGCGGTAGGCGGATCGTTTGCTTTTTGTAGTATAATTAAGTATTTGTCAGATAAGAGGTTGTTTAGAGATTTGTTCTCTGTTTGATAATGTCGATAGTTTCGTACGAACCTAAGGTGAGCGATTTCCTTTATCTTTCGAAGAAAGAAAAGATTCTCCCGAAGGCTCTGACGAGGTTAAAGACCGTGTCTATTAGTACTAAAGATATTATATCTGTCAAGGAGTCGG